CGCCTGTCGCCTTGCGAGCTGCAGCCGCCTTGGCCGCCGCCTCTTCCTGCGCCTTTTTCGAAGCCTCCGCTTGTTGGCGGGTGACTTCCTTGGCGCGGACTGCGGGGTTCATCCAGACGGCCCGTTCGTAAGCCTCGGGCAGCGTTTTGCAAACGCCCTTTTCCAGCAGGACAGCCATGTCATTGGCGACTTCTTGGAAGTGGACGTTCGCGGGATCTTGCGCGAAAGTGTCAATCTGCTTCTCGAGGGTTTGTCGGACCTCGGTGAAGCGAGCTTGCTCCGCACTCGATAGTTGGGACTTTACCGCTTGCAGCTGGGTTTGCAAGTCTTTAACTGCCGGGTCGATGTAAGGGGGCTCGCCTTGGGGAGTGAGTTGCCCGAGGTCGATCTGGTAGTCCCTGGCCAGCTGCTGGAAGAGCGCGACCTTTTGCTGCGGCGTGCCCAGAGCCAGCGTGTGGTGGGCGTTCATCAGCTGTTGGACTTGGGCAACGGGGTCGATGTTGTACTGCTGCAGGATCGGCATGTACGGCGCCATGACGCCCTTGAGGGACTTGCCGAAGCCGGCGTCAGCCTTGTAGGCTTCGATGCCCTTGAAGATGTCTTCCTCGCGCTTGAGGATTTCGGCCTTGGCTTCCGCAGGAAGAGCCGCCCAGGTAGCAGCGGCTTCCTTCCGCCAGGTCTTCGGAGGCTCAACACCAGCTGCGGCGGCAGGGTCTGTTACGCCTTCCGCAGGGGTTCCTGCGGCGGCTCCGGCCCCAGTTGCACCAGCGGCGGGCTTGTTTCCATCCACTCCGGCATTGGAGGTGCCCGTCGAATCAGAACCAGCAAGATTGGCAGCGCCACCAGCACCAGCACTGCCCAGATCACCAGAAAGGTCTTCATTGCTGCCCCTATTGTCGGCTGCTTCAAAACCCAAGCCGCTGCCGATACTGTCGACAGCCGCGCCCATGTCCAGTTGAATTTCGTCATCCATTTTCAGATCCCCAGGAAGTTAGTTGCGAGTGAGTTCAACGTCGAGACCGCTTTGAATTTCAGCGGCAAGCCGCTCCTTTTTCTCGGTCGGAAGGGTCTCGACGAATTCTTCGACCGTTGATTCGACTGCGTTTTCCAGCGCAGTGTCTTCCGCCGCCCAGGTACGCTTGGCGGACTCCGTTTCCCCGGCTTCGAGCACCCGACAGCCATGCTTTTTGAGGTTCTCCTCATGCGCGCGGCGGCCTTCGATCCACTTGCCAGTGATCGGGCAGGAATAGCCAGGGTAGTCACCCTTGACCATCGGAGCGGATAGCTGGCGGTTCATGGCGAAGCCGCAATTCAGGCACCCCTCCACGCGGTCGAGTTCGGCAATCGGCTTGAAAACGTCACGCTTGCGGGCGCAAGTTGGGCACTTGTAGGAGTAGATTGGCATGGTAACACCCCTGGATTACTGTCCGGTATTCCCGGTGGGTTTCGCAGCCGCAGCAATCGCCTGCGCGCGTACCTGCTGCATCTTCGTGTTGTGCTGCAGAAGCGCCAGTTCCCCTTTCCGCTGCATTTCAGCCATTTTCATGGCGTGTTCTTGCTGCTTGAAGACGGCTTCCATCGCGAGTTCTTTTCGGCGCGCGTCGATTTCCAGCTGTTTTTGCTGGATTTCCATCTGCTTCATTTGCAGATCGGCCTGCGCGTTGGCTGCATCGGCCTGGACCTTGGGGTCCGGCGGCGGGGGAGGCGGTGCTTTCATCTCCTTGAGCTGGTCTTCGAGCTCCGGGCCGAAGCGGAAGCGGCGGACGATGGCCAGCAGCATGCCTGAGGCGACTTCAAACGGCATGCTGCCACTCTGCACCAGCGGGCTGACACCGTTGAGGAATTGGCTGATCGCGTTCAGCAGCTCCGCGATGTTCTGCTTGTCCTCGGTAGCCTCAGCGTCGACAGTCGAATTCGTCTCAATGTCGATGCGGTAGCTGCGCTGCAGATCGTTCTGCAGCAGCGCCAGAATCTCATCCCACGACGGCTGGGACAAGACTTGCTGCAACTGCCCGGCGACTTCTTGCGGCGGTTGCTGCCCCATCTGCCCAAATTGCTGCATCACGGCTTGCGCCTGCTGCTTCTGCGCGCCGGTAGGGTAGGGCAGCCCGGTCATCGACTGGATTGTGTCAGCAGAGAGCTTGCTGACCGCGATTTCCAGCATGATCCGCAGGCTGTCCCGCGCGTACCGTGCCACTTCCTTTTGCAGGCGCTTCAGCCGCAGCGTACCCCATTGGTTTTTCAGCTCTTGTGCGCCAAGGGTCTCCGAAGCCTGACTGCTGCCGCGCATGATATCGGCGATACCAGTGATTTCGTAGATGACCTGCTTGACTTGGTTGCGCTGCAGGTAGAGCTGCTGCAGGACGGAGATCAGCTTCTCAATCGGAACCAGCCAGATGGCCTTCTCGAGCGCGTTGCCGTTGGCAAGCAGTGCCGCGACATTCTCCGCAGGGACCAGCACGTTGTCATCGGCTTCCAGGACCTTTTCCAGGCCTTGGACAGTCGAGTCGTACATGCCACGTACCTTGAGGGCAGCGACGATCTTGTTGATCCGGGTAGTGACGCGGTTGAGCTCCTTGGCCTGCTCTTCGTAGAGCGTGTACAAGGCAACAGGGACCAGCGTGCTGATCTTCGCGAGGAAGCCGAGGGGCTTCGGGCAGTTGAAGAAGCCGGACAAGCCGAGAGGGTCCGGGACCTGCTTCAGCGGCATGTCTTTGTAGTTCGGCGTGATGAAGAGGACAGTGCGAGTGACCTTGTCCCAGATTTCATACACGCAGGCGACTTTGATGCCCTTCATAGCCTCGGGCTGGCGTTGCGCAGCGCCGGTGTCGTCACTGTCGGTGTCGAGTTGGGCAACCGGTACTCGCGCCCCCATCGGGCCGAAGTTCTGCTCGAGCTCTTCCTTCGTCATGAAGTGCTCGTAGGCCACCCAGGGAACGTCCTTCCACTTCTTGGCGTAGCCGTGCAGGAAGCGGTCCCAGGGCACTTCCTCGCCACAGACCGTTTCGTAGGTCACGCGTTCAGGGCTGGCAGCGACATGGCCTTCCTGCTCCGCGTCTTCGTCAGGGTCGGTGACCAGCCCAGCAGTTTCCGCTTGCTCAGCGGCCTGCTCATTCTGCACCTGCTCGATCTTTGCGTCGTACTTGAAGCGGGTCACGCCGCGCCCAGGGACGAGGGCTTCGAGCACCGTCGACTTCATCAGCTCGTCGAAGGTCGCGTACTCCGACATGCCATCGTCGATCAGGTATTCGAGGATACGCTGTCCGGCCTTGGAGGCTTGCGCGCCAAGCGGGTCGGCGTCCTTGAAGCGGCGCTGGACGACAGGGCGGGGCACGCTGTTATACAGCGCTGGCGCCAGTGTCTCCGTGTTGGAGTAGAGGATGTTGAACTGGTACTCGGCCTTTTTCGAGCCCTCATACAGTTCAACAAACCGCTGCCCTTCCTTCCGGAAGTCCTTCTCCCGCACACGAGCTTGGTCGAGTTCCCCGATCCAGTGCTGGACGAGGTTCGCGGCCTTGTGGGCGGCTTCCTCCGGGCTTGCCGGGTCGGTGGAAACGTCCAAGTTCATAGCACAGGCTCCGCTTAACGGCCGTAGAAGGTGCAGTCGAGGATGGTGCCGGCGACCTGCTCGATGAAGCGCACCTGGGAGAGCTGCTGCTGCGTGAAGAAGCGGGTCGAGCCAACCGGCAGGGGCATACCAATGGCAGCCGTCGGGTTGGTACCGTCACCACGCCAGCGGACTGCCTGGGCGCCGACAGTGACTTCGACAAACTCGGTGCCGTTGGGGATGGTGCCGCCCGCGATCGCGGCGAAGCCGAGGGAGGCGCTGACGTTTGTGGCTTGGAAGTAGCCCAGGACCTTTTCCGCCTGTGCCGATTGATTGATAAGCATAACTGCTCCTTGAGGGTGGTCAGGATTCGCTGGCGGCAAGCCGTTTGCGGCGCAGCTGTTCGACAAGCTCGTTGATTGTCATTTCCTGCGGCAGCTTTGGCAAGCCAGAGCCTTGCGGCACAGCGGGACGAGGCTGCCAAGGTCGGGACATGACTGCGTAACGTGTCTCGTCGTAAGCGTGGTCCTCGGCTTCAGTGTCCAGATCTTCGGGATCGTCGGCATCGTGCTGGAGGACGGGGATGGTGCGGATGCTGTCCTCACAGCAGTCGAGGAAATAGAGCATGGGCAGGCCGTTTTCACCGACAAGGCGCTGACGCATCTGCTCCGCCCCGGCATGGCGCTTGTTGTCCGCCCGACGCCAGCTGCAGCGATGGATAGCCATGGTTTCAGCGATACTCGGGCCGCCATCGCGGATGTAGATGCTGGGGTCAGCGACACCATAGTTGATCCGCTCGGCCTTTTCACGCTCCCAGATGCCTTTTGCGACGAGGTCGGCCGTCATTTTGAGGCCTTTGTTCGGGCCAGAAGCACCGTACCATTCGCGGTACTTGATCATGGCGCCTTTTGGCAGCAGGCGGTCGGGCAGAGCCAGGTCCTGGGCCAGCAGGGCATACCAGCCGCAGGAAAAGGGCTTGGCAGACCCCCAGTCGAATGCGCGGAAGCGGAGCAGCGTCGGGGCGAGCATCGGCAGGACCAGCCCTGTAGGCAGCACATGCTTTTCCTCATCCCACTCGTCGAAGAAAGCCCCGTCGATGATGTTCCAGTTGCCTTCCAGCCAGGCCTTGACCAGTGCCTCGGAACCGGACTGACGCAGTCGCAGGACATACGTCGGGTCGTTCCGCATCAAGAGCTGATTGTCCCCTAGTTTCGAGGGGATGAAGACGCGGTCGAGGGAGACAGTGCGCTTAACGCCATCGATGACGATTTCAGTGGCTTCGGTGACGACCTTAAAACCACCGGGGGCGGGGTCGATATAGCGAGCCTTGACCCAATTGTGACCAGGGCCGCCAGGGTTACCAGTAAGCCGCATCCCAGTAGGGACACCAGCTCCGGACCGAAGCGTTGCGCGAAGCTTGTCGATCGGGCTGGCCGACGGGAAGTTTGTAAGCTCTTCGACGTAGATTCGGGTGTAGGAGTGGCCCTGGTACTCTTCGGCGTCGGAGTCGCGCTCCAGGTAGGCAAACTTGAGTCGCGCCCCATTCGCCATTGTCCAAGTTTTCTGCTGCTCGTTGTACTTCGCGCCGAGCTTGGGGAAGATCTGCTTGGTCCGGGCGATCACCTCTGCCAGCTGGACGAGCTTGCGCCGGAAGAAGATACCAATGGCGTTCTCACCGTAGAGGGACGAGTGCTGCAGCCAATCCCCGATGGAGGATTCTGTCTTGCCACCACCACGAGCCCCGCCGTAGAAGACCTCGAAGACCGGGCATTCGAGCAGCGCTGTCTGCGGCCCTTCCTGTGGAGACCAGATGACAACTTGGTCGACTTCGGCGGCGAACATCAGGCGGCAGGCTTAGCTTCGACCTCGACAACCTGTGCTTCCAGCGTTGAGCCGGAGTACTTACTGGCCCATTGCCCGGCATCCGGAGCCTTCGTCGGCATAGCTACCACAAAGTTCTGCTGCACGTTGAGGTTGTTCTGCCGGGCGCCATAGCCGAGGGCCTTGCTCGCCATCGCCGCCGCCTCCAGTGCGAATTCCCCGGTCGGGACCAGTTCGAGCTTTTCGAGAACCACATCCAGGCTCTTCGCCGCCACCGCCCGCAGCCGCTCGTCGATCGACAGTGCAATCGAGGGGTCGACGAGGTCCGCTTTGCGCTGGGCCAGTCGCGCCAGGAACGCATCGGAGTTCATGATGCGCGACACCCAGGCCTGCGTATAGCCGAAGTGCTTGGCGATTTCGCCTTGTTTGACCCCCGGCTGGGCAATGATCAGATCGATCATCGCGTCGTGGGAGTACTTGACCCGCGCAATCGCGACAGCAGCGGACTGCGTGCCTTCGAGCGGCGGGCTTTGAGTGCGGAGAAATTCGGCGGTGGCTGCTTCGGGGTTCATTCGGGGGCTCCGGTCGCGGGATAAGGGAAGATAGCAGGGCTGGGCGGGCGTGTCAAGCGCCGCACGAGCGGGAACTGCTGATGGAAACACCCACGGATTACTATTGAGTAACCCCCGGATTTTTCAGCCTAGTCCCTGAACTACCAGGCCGGGGCTCCTTTAGCGGAATACCCCCGGATTACGCCTATCTGCCGAATCAGCGCGCGAGGTAGCAGTGGGGAAGGGGTTTGGGAAAGTGGTCCACGCGCGTGGGTGTGCATAGCGGCCTAAACCCGCCGATTTCGAGCCCCCGGCCTGCCGACAGCCACCCCCCACCCTCTGTTGCGCGGCAGTGACAGTGGTTTTTTCGCAACGAACCTGGGCACGGCGGCGGGTAGATGTAACAGATTGTAAAAGCCAGGCTGCGGGGGTTGACGGCGCGGGCATCCTGACCGATAGTTCACCCATCGCAACGACGCGATAACGCCAGCCGACGCATCGGCCATCACATTGAGGATGCATCATGACCAAGACCACTAACACCCCCGCGATTGCCGCTGATATCACCGCCGATGGCACGGCCCTGGTGCTGACGTTCGCACACGGCGAATCCCTCACGATCAAGCCGGCGGAATTGTCGCCGACGATCGTCGCGCAGGCCGTCATGCACGGGCTGAAGCAGAAGCTCGTTGATGCGGCGGCGATCAGCCGGAACCCCGAAACGGGGCGGGCCGCGAGCGTGGCTGACAAATTCGACGCGGTTAAGGAAGTGTATGATCGCCTGTTGTCGGGCGAATGGAACAAGCGCCGGGAAAGCGGCGCGGGCAGCCTCGGCGGCGGACTGCTGTTCCGCGCCCTGTGCCGCATGTACGCGGGCAAGAAGGATGCCGACGCAATCCGGGAATTCCTGGACGCGAAGACCGATGCCGAAAAGGCCGCCCTGCGGAAAAACGCCAAGGTCGCCGCGATCATCGAAGAAATCCGCGCGGAATCGGCCAAGCCCGGGGATGCCAACACCGACGACCTGCTGGCCGATCTGGAGGGTTGACCGATCATGACCGCACACGAAACCCCCATGACCCCGGAACAGGCCTTCGTTTGGTTTGGCATCATCGCCTAGCCTAGCCTGACCCGCAGCCCCAAGGCCCGCCATCGTGCGGGCTTTTTTGCGCCTGGGCGGTGTTTGTAACAAATGTAACCGTCGGCCGATTTAAACGCGTTTTGGGGCGTTTTTCGGCGAGCTGGTAGGGTAGTGGCGGAACGCGGTTTGCGTGGCGCGGCGGGCCGTTTCCGTGCGTTGGCGGCGTATTGGCGGTTCGGGGGAACCCG